AAAATTCTTTGGCTGAACGGCGCCATACATCATGTATGTCTCTAGGTATATTAAGAAAATCTTGTTCATGGGTTCTAATTCTGTTTCTGTATGCTTCGCCTGCGGCATCAGCCGCTTGTTGTCTTTGATCGCGCGCTACTCCACTTCCCGTGGCTTGAGTTAATCCTTCACGATTAGTAATTAAATCAGAAACAAAGGTTCCACCATTCGCATATCCTGGTATTCCAGCAGAAGCTAACTCTCTTAACGCATTTCTTGTTATACCAACTTCTGCACCTGCTTCACCAACGATAGCTCTATGTGCGCCACCCGCCCAACCTTTGGCCTTGAAACCACCTTCCGGAGCTGTTACTGTAACTCCTTCCGATATATCTGTTTTGGGCACTTGTATCCATTGATTACCTACTTGAATTGTGTTATAACCTTCTTTGTCGGGAGGTTTCGCTGGCGAAGCTTCGGGCATTTCGGGCAGCTCCATGCCGCCAGTGCCAATGCCACCTGGACCCACAATCTGTTTCCATGCAGACCGCATTATTTTAGCAAATATATTACCCAAAACTTCGGTTTTATCTTCCATATACGCAATAAATTTTGCAGCCCCATAATCCATTAACCCACCAAAACTTGTTATAACTTTTCCATCATTCGTAATATTAAAAGCCGCCGCGAACCGAGTAGATATTTGATCAGCAATAGCTTGAAGTCCAGCACCAAAACCACTTCCACCGGTTTTCTTTGCATCCTCTTCCATTGTTCTACCTATTGCATTGGTGTCAATCGTAAAGATATTTTTTAATGTTTCACCAACGACCTTTAATGAATCTTCCATATCCTTAATGAAAGCTTCGTTAAAAACTTCAGAGATAGCATCTTCTAATGGGGCTATTATTTGATTCATTAATTTTTCAAGCTTTTGCATAACCGTCATAGAGTCTGCTATAATGTCCTCCATTGTTTTTTCGGAGGCTATTCGTTTTTGGTATCTTTTTTCGATTTCGGCTGTAATCTGATCTTCAGACATTTTTGTTTTCGCGGTCACCTGTTCCGTCTTCCGACTTAATGTTATTAAATCCCCCTTTATTTTATGCTCTTTTAGAATGTTACGCGTAATATCGTTTCTAGCCTCTAACTCAGCCGCGCTCATATCTTCAATTTGCTGCTGATTATAAATGCTTTTTTCTATCAATTCTTCACGATAAGCAGCATTCATAACCGCCCTTCGGGCTAATTCTTGATCTCCACCAAAATGTTTAGATAATCGCTGAAGCTCTATACGGGTAATTTGCAACCCCTTATCAGTTACTTCTAATTGTCCGGCCGCGGCCTTGGCAACCGCATCCATTAACTCTACATCTTGAAAGTTATTACTCATCTCTACCATTTTCATCACTGATGGCAAAGCATCAGCAAATCCTTGCCCTAAAACTTGAGCAGTTTGATTGATATTTTCTGCTACATCATTTACATCAATAAAACTTTCACCAACAGCAGCTATTTTATCTATGCTCGTACCCAAAGTGGTAGCTGTCGTAACCATACTTGTAAAATTATCCAAACCTCGTTGAGTATAAAGAGGAATCATTTGAGAGTTTTTTACCACATCTCTCATCGCTACACCAAGATTACCACCGGCAACAGTACCAGTTTTAATTATAGAGTCTAATATCTCTTGACTATTAACCCTAGCTCTCTCTAATGACTCTTCAAAATTAGCGCCTTCTTGAACAGAAACCCCAAACGCTTTATTCATTTGGCCAACTTGTTTTATCATTTGATCGCTAACTCTGGAGGCTTGACCAAATTCTTGAGCAAGTGCAGCTGCAGATTTAACCGAATCTGCGAGAGTCATACCCATCGCATAAAATTCGCTAGCTACATTAGTGGCTTGTTTTCGGAGTCCATCGGTAGCTTGTCGGGTGTCGCCCATTAATTTAGACATTAATGCAGCGTGTTTATTAGCCTTTAATACTACATTAACAAAACCTTGGAAAGCTGTTAATATACCACCAACAATACCTAATTTCTTAGCAAGCGCACCCATACCCTTTACCGCAGCACCCATACCCTTACCGAGATCTTTTAGACGCTTACCTTCCGCTTTATTCGCCTTTTGCAGAAGGTTTAGTTTATCAACTTCAAGTTTATTTATTTTGGCTTCAATAGAAGAGGCATTACCCATTCTAATGTTGCTATCTTCAAGACTATCTCTAAATCTTCCTAAAGATTCAACTGCACCTTCTAATTGTGAGGCAATATCATCAGCCATTCAAAATCTCTATTTAGTTACCCATCCAAAGCTTAGAAAGTACATCTTTTAATTTCATACCTTCTTTATTTTTTTTATCTAATTGAGCTTTGGAAAACTTATACCCCTTTAAACTCTTTTTTACTTTTTTTAATTCTTCTTTATTGCGTTTATCATGTAAAGTGTCACCATGTTTCTCTAACCAACTAATAGCTCCAACAACACCAAGACCCATTAATGCGCCTTTAGCCATTTGTTTTAAACCGCTTTCTGGCTCATCAAAAGGTACATCATAATAGCCGCCAGTACCCTCATTTGTTTTATTTTTCTTCATCATTTTTCTCCATATAGGTTGCTACATAAATAAATATCCCTTCACTTTAAAAATTAAGTGAAGGGACAATATTTAACGACCAACTGCTCTAGCCCTCAATGATGAGGAAGCGCCAGTTTGTGCGGCCTTTGGCATTCTTACTACTTCGTTTTGTTGGCGTTGTTGTTTATCAGCTATATCATTAATTTGTCTTATCCACCATTTACGCCGATGAATGGGCATATTGTATGCATCCACAAAAGTTAAATGACCATGATAAACACAAACAAAAACTTCTTCCCAAATATAATCTTTATGACTAGTCGTCAGGCCAAAAGAAGTCTACCGTAACCGGTATGTCCACCTCCTCGCCATGGCCGCATAAAGCGCATGTAAACTTCTGTTTCATAATAACATCTGGTTCAACTTCATCAAAATATTTTCTAAATGCACGGGAATCTCTAACATTCATTACATTAATATAGTTTTGAATATATGTTGGGTCTTCATTACCATCTATGGAAATAAGTTGATGCTGTAATCGCAATGTAATATTATGATCCAAAGGAGAATTAGTCATCTTCTTAATTCTATCTTGTTCATCAGAAATGATCTTTTCTTCTTTACTTGTGAGAAATTTAAAATGAATAATGGTTCCCGAAGGCATCTTAAATTCAAACCTATTTAGCCCTTCGCCAACTGGATTTACATCTAACATATTCATATTAAGTTGGGTAAGATCAAATTCAGCCTTAGAATCTTCACCACAGCCCGGACAAGAAATCTCAATATTATATTCGGGACCATACCCCGTTATTCTCAAAAAAGTCATAATAGCATTCTTATCACCTGAAACTAATTCTTCGGACCTAATACTTTTATTAATTATTACATTATCTAATAAAGTGTCAATAGCTTTTCCGCTTCTTAATAAAGCTCTAGAGGTCAAAATATCTTCATCGGCAGCAGTAAGATGCCTAACTTCAATTTCTTCCATATTATATAGGGGAGATTCAACTGAATAAACTCTACCCTTAGAGGGTAGAATTACATAATCGCGAGGTACAGTAAAACCCGCCATCTTATCAATCTCAGAGCCTCTCTGAGCAGCCATTTGTTCGGCATACTCAGAAGGGTTCTGAACGATATCTTGCGGGTTTATGTCTGTACGTATTTCTTCAGCAACTGCTTCGTCATTTTCAAACTCAACAGTGGCTTTATTTTGTTCAGCCATAAAATAAAACTCCTTCTTGTATAGTTACAAGAAATTTTAATAAACTATCAGTTATAAATAAACTACAAGTCTTAGTATCTCAGAATGCACTCATCGGGACGAACCGTAAGAGAAATTTCTACCGGCTCACCACTTGTGTAATCCAAACCGCCAAAATCGGCATCTGTAATATAAGCGCCCTTAATATCCCACTGTTCAACTGTAACACCAACGGGGTCCATCAGCTTCAAAGAAAAATCCTTCTTATAAAAAGCCGCATACCCATCACGACCAGAAATTGTTTCGTGAGCTAACCTCGCCCACTCCATAACTTTCTGCGAAGCCGAAGGTGCAATAGGATCGTGAAGCGTCATCGCCACCGTACCCCACTCAAACTTACCAGCTAAATATCTCTTGCTATTAATATAATCAATAACAACAGCGTCTTGAGTAAAAGTAGGACGCGCAAATGTTTTCGCTACAAACTGCGGAATGACATCTTCAGCAAATTCAAAAAACCACCTATTACTTCGTTTGGGTTCAAAAGTATCCGCAAGCATCTGATTTACGGGTCTAACTTCAGCCATTCTAATTCTCCATTAATCTCAGAAATAATTGTTCCTAAGATAAATATGTGTAGGGAAGAAATTTTGTTTTCCTCCCCACACTTAATTTAATTACTCACTAAACGATGCACCCTGCGGAGTAAGTGTAAAGTCAAAGATAATAATTTCAGCAACCGATGTCGGCTTGAGGAAAATCTTACCCTTGATAACATTTCTGTCCACTAAATCAGCGCCTTCAGCAATAGAAGCTCTGAACTCGTTAATACCATTGGCCGCTTGAACCGAACCAAGATAGTTATTAACCATGTTCAACAATGCACTTCTTGTAGCTGCGTTATTAGCTTCAAAGACGAAGTTACGAGACATTCTAGAGATTGTCTTTCTAACCGTCAACATCATTCTACGAACATTCACTCTATCCAATACAGATTGCTTCTTCTGTAGCGTCTTCTGACCAAAGATAACAATACCTTGGCCTGGGAATGTAGCGATAGGATTAACGCCTGGAGTGTTATTGTAAAGATTATCACGTTGTGTCTGTGTCAATCTTCTTCTAACTTCCAATACTCTTTCCAAACCACCACGATTAAAGCCAGCCGGTGCGAACCAAGGTTGACCCACTCTATCATTGAATGCATATGCACCCATGATTTCTACCGAAGGCGGTACCCAAACAAGACGATTATTTTCACTATCATTAATTCTAACCCACGGATAATAAGTAGCGCCGTAACTAGAATCAAACTTACCAGCTTGATCTTGCGCGTTACTAACCGATAAGCCCAAACCAGAACCAGTCGCAGTAGAATTAGCTAAGTCAATGAGTAAGAAAGAATCAGCACGTTGCTCAACCATATTAAGGAAGTTATTAATCGGTGTGCCAGCGCCGGAAGAAGTAATACCAGGAACGGCCAACAGATTAAACTCAACCTCTTCAGGATTAGCTAATGTTTTTCTTGCTACATCAAAGTCACCCGAAACAGTGCCAGTATCTTGAATGGTTAACATATTACTACGAGGATCATAGCCATCCCAACCACCAAACACAGGAGCAACAAACTTCAGCGCTTCATTATCTTCCAAACCTTGAGTACGAAGAGTCGAAGAATTAACAAAGTTACCAGAGTTAGAGCCAACCATGTTAACCAACGTAAAGTTAGTAACGCTACCTGAACCCGAAAGCTCACCCGTAGTCGAAATAAACAACATACCAGGATCAGCAGTAGTGGAACCCGAAGCCGAAGTAACCGTCTTCTTTAATCTATCGCCAACACCAGGTGAAGTAAAGTTAACACCCAAAGCTTTGACCTTATCACCCACACCATCACGTAACTGATTAGTTACTGTAGGTAATGCAGCGACTGTAGCTGTCAAACCACCAGGAGCGCTATTGCTACTAGAACCAGCACCAGCAGCGGGGCCACTAGCAGGACCACCTGTTTGTGCAA